CGGTCGAACAAATTCAGGAATACGGTAGATATTTAAAATTTATTTCAGAGAACAGGGATTTAGTTTTTAAATGTTTTGTGGCAAGCGACAAATAGATGGAAATTTGTAAAACTTGCAACGGGAAAAAACACTATGAAATTTTCGTTCATAGTGAATCTGGGAAAAAAATCAAGGGTCATATAAAACTAAATGAATTTGTTTACCAAAAAACTAACGAGTATATGAAGCACTATGAAGATGAATACAGAAATTTAAGGGTCAAACCTGAACTAACAAACAAAGATTCTGAGGTGCAAAATAATTCATTTAATTATGTCCTAAAGAAATGGATGACAAATCCTGATTTTGCAAAGGTGCAAAAAGAAGAAGCTCAAGAATTCTACAAATTTAATTCTGAGATTAAAGAGTGTGAGGACTGCGGACAACCTTACAAACAGTATATGCAGAATTCAAAAGGTCAAGTCGTCCATCTTCAACTATTGCAAGACTTGATGAAGACAGGAACGATTTCCAAAGATTTTGAAAAGTTGGTGGCTAGAGATTTAGGCGGATTTTGTCTTTCTGGGAAACCTAGAAATGGGAAAACTTTATTTCTGAAATATACTTGGAATCGAATATTGAATGAAATCCAAGAGCCTAACAAGTTTTTCTGGATTTCAGAGATGGCACTTTTTCAGGAATTTAGAGACGAAAAAACTTTCAAAGGGTTTATGAATCTTCTGAAAAACTACGATTACATTTTTATTGATGAACTTTTTGCCGTCGAGAACTGGAAAGATTCAAACGCTGACAGAGACAAGGCGACGATTACACATAGAAACAATTTTACTTTTTGGGATACATTAACGAACGATTCAAGCAAAAAGGTTTTTTGTACCACCAATCAAGTTTTTGGATTGTTTAAGCCTAACACTGCAAGCGAAAGAATCATTGAGAGAATTAAAGAAATTTGTGAAATAATGGAGATTACATGAACAATTTAGAAAACTTAATCATGGAATACGAAAAAGAAAACCCAGGGAAGAAGGCTTTTGCTAGAAATTACAATAAATACGGAAATGAGCAACCGCCAACCTATAATAACGAATTTGTCAAATGGCAAGCAAATGAAATCGAAAAACTCGCCTCACGTCCAACATGCGGAAAGGAGCAGAGGTTGTTTTTGGATGAGATTGAGAATAAAGCGGAAGTCGATCATTGCTATTATGAGCCAGGAGACCCACACCCAGGATTTTTTTTAATTTTTGATGATTGCGATTTTGGAAAAATTGACCTACAAAAAGTAATTAAAGGAGGCTAAGATGAATGATTTAACGCTAAACCTCAGCTTTATAATTTGCATCATTGTTTTAATCGGAATGTACTACCTCCAATATTTGAGCAGAAAAAACAGAGAGGCGAAAGGCAAAAATGAAAAATAAAACAGCAGACAAAGTTTTTGAAAAAGGAAACAAAAAAGATGGGAAACATTATTGGCTTACACCTCCTGAACTCCAAAAAAGAATTCAAGAATTGACAGGAATAAAATTTTCTAAATTCTTTGACCCTTGCCCATATCCAAAACCAGATAATTTTGATGGGTTAAATGTCGATTGGGGAAAATTTAGTTATGTGAATCCACCTTTCGGAGTTATAGATTCAAATGGAAAAAAGATCGGTGCAACTGCTTGGTTCAGGAAAGCAAAAGCAGAATCTCTGAAAGGGAAGTTAGTTTTATTTGTCTTCCCAATTCATAATTGGCTAGTTGAAGCAATGGTTTTTTGCGGTGCAAATGTTGTTCATCTTGGAAATGTTAAATGGTTGGCTATTGAAGACAATCAGCCTGGTAAGGGGTGCGGAGCTATTGCAATGTTTATTTTGGATGGAAGGAAAAAATGAAACGATCTGAATTCACGAACGCATTAACTAAGGGGACTATTACCTATCTCAATATGTTAGGTTGCTCAGTTGCAAGACAAAACAACATTGCCGTTCCTGGTCGTAGATTTACAGGGGAGCTTGGGCTCCCTGACATTGGAGGATGTACACCCTACGGAGTTAGTTTGTATATCGAAATAAAAACTGACACTGACAAGTTATCACTTAACCAGATAAAATTCATGAGACGAAAACTAGCAAAAGGGTGTTTATGTTTTGTGGTTAGAACGTGGTCAGATGTTGAATTGGTAAAAAAAGGAATTGAAAACTATGGAAGACAAAGAACTGGAAAAGAAATTGTTGCAACAGAAAAAATTCAACGAGCTGCAAAAGACTTCTGCAAAGAATTACTTACAAAAGAAAATGAATGGAAAACCTATAAAAAAGACCTTGCCAAAGCGAAAAGGGAAGCGAAGAAACAGGGTGGAGGAATTCCAAAACAATCTCAAAAAAATATTCAAAGGAAAAAAATGTGAATCTATCTTTTGCCAAAACTATCTAGGGTTAGATGATTCTACAATTGTATATGAACATTTACTCCCTCAAGGAAGGTATCCTCAATATGCAATGCATCCGATGAATGGGGCATTGGTTTGCGGATGTGTGAATTTGGACAACTATGCACCAATGGAAAAAAGATTGCAAGAAATTGGAAGGCATTTCCCGCATAAACTAAAATGGGTTATTGGAAGATTAAGAAAGGAAAAATAGAGATGGATGAAATATTTGAGATACATTGTTTTGAGGATAAGTTGTATGTGAACAAAAGTTACATTAAAAAAATAACAAATAAAGATAGAATTGTATGTAATTTTCAACCATTTCAAGGCGTTAAATTATCATCAATTAACCAATTCAATCGACAATATAGGCAATCAGACGTAAGGGGAAACCACCTGAATATGTTTAGATGTTATTCTCTCAAAAAGAAATTGTATGAAAACATAGAAAAGTTTAAGATAAAATTTAAAAAGATTACAGGATATGAAATTGGTGATGCTATTTTTAACAAGGAAGGAGAAAAATAAAATGAACAAATGGGAATATGCAAGATTTAGGTTTGTTAGATGGCTAAATGTAAAAATAGCAAAAACACAGTTAGGGGAATCCGCCCCAAAATGGATTAGAATTATTTATTGGGGTCTATTCCCTTTACGCTGGATATACGCGAACCAGTCACAAATTAGATACAGCTTCGAGCGGGACACCTACACGATCGATGGCATCGAAATACATTTTGATTTTATTTGTGAGTTGCCATACCTCGCAAAGAATGAAATCCCAGTAATTTTCGTGGAAGACAGGTTTGGTGGAATAACTATTCGCAAATTTAAAGGAGAAAAATAAAATGGAAATAAAACAAATTACAGTTAAATGCGATTTTTGCAATTGTTTGGGAAATATGAAATTAGATTGGAATGAATTTATCCTCCCTAAGAATTGGAGATATAGGACAAGATCATTCAGAGATGATGATAAGCCAGAGCAAATACAAATACAATGTGGTGAGTGTGCAAAATGCAACTAAATTTTAGAACAGAATTTTCATTCGGAAAAAATACAGACTTTGTGAACAAGATCAAGGCAAAAATCAAGATCCATACAATGAGAACTGACATCCATAATTTTTGGAAAGTTGGCGAGAAAATTGAATTCATAAGTGAATCGAAGCGGAAAACTTTAAAAAGATTTGCAGATGGAATTTGTACCGAGATTTTATTTTTAGGGATCGAACCGCAAAACAAAAAAGTTTTAAATCTGAAAAAAAATCTCTACTATGGGAGTGAAAGAACGCTTTCTGAAATTGAAATTGAAAAACTAGCTTACAATGATGGATTCGACTCAGTAGAAGATTTCTGGCTTTATTTCAACAAAGCAGAAAATAAAACTGTTAAACTAATTTTTTGGGATTTAGTAAAATGCTAACAATAACAAATGAAGACAACATGGAACTTATGGCAAGGTATCCAGACAAGTATTTTGAATTGGCTATAGTTGACCCGCCTTATGGGATTGAAAGATTTAAGAAAGTAACCAACAAACCGAGTAGTAAAGATGTACACGCAAAAAGGTTTCAAGGAATGGAATTAGTAAATGATATAAAACCAACTCCAGAATATTGGAAAGAATTATTTAGAGTTTCAAAGCATCAAATTGTTTTTGGTGCTAATAATTTTACAATGCCAGAAAGTGAATACTTTTTAATTTGGGATAAAAAGCAAGCAATGCCAAACTTTGCAAGATGTGAATATGCTTGGGTAAGTATGAGTTTAAAGAAACCAGCTAAAATTTGCGAATACTCAATACATAAACACAACCAAACCGAAAAGATACACCAAACACAAAAACCTGTTTATTTGTATGAATGGATTTTAAAAAATTACGCTAAACAAGGCGACAAAATCCTAGACACTCACTTAGGCTCTGGCTCGATCGCGATTGCTTGCCATGATTTAGGCTTTGACCTAACAGCTTGTGAACTAGACAAAGAATACTTTGACAAAGCTATGGATCGAATAACTAAACATACTGCACAACAATTTTTAGGGTTAGAAAGATGCTAACTTGGAAAAATGATTCTTTAATTTCAGCAAGAGCAAAAGGGAAAAAAAATAAATACCGATTGATCTATCAAGTAAGAGAAAAGGTTGCCAATGCAACTCTTGAGGTCTATCAAGATGGATGTAACATGGTCAAAGTTTTTGGAAAAGATTTTGATTGGTTGAAAGCGGTCGCAAATGAAATGGAGAGCTGGCAATAATGGAGACCATAGGATGTTTTGAAAAATGCCAGTCTTGCCGAAAATACTATTGGCAAGACGAAAACCCTAACCATTGGGATTTTACAATTATGGGGAAATTTTCATTCCAGAGAATTTATCTCAAATTAAAAAAGTTCACTAAATTTTCATCTTCAAAACAACGAGGATATTTTCACGCCGTTATTGTTACCGCCTATGCAGAGGCGAGTGGACTAGATCACAATTCAGCTTATGAAAGTTTAATGTTACACTTTTACCCTATTGAATTTGTCGATCCAATAACAAAAAAAATAGTTATTACACGAAGATCCTACATGGAATTATCTACAGTTGAAGCGGAAAATCTTCATTCTCGTGCGAGGGCGTTGTTAGGAGAAATGTTTGGTCTAATTTTGCCTTTACCGAATGAACCATGGGGGCAATATGGATAAAAAATTAGGAGAATAAAAATGATAATCAAATTAGAAGACATATACAAAGAACTTGAACGAGACGACGTTCAAGAGGCAATCAAAGAAGCTGCGATTGATGTTTCAGAAAATATTCAAGACCCGAAAACTCACGCAACTAACAGGCGAGGAATCACAATTGAATTGTCAATGGCTCCAAATCTAGAACGGACAGAATGCCAATTGGACATTTTCGTGAAATCCAAACTTGCTAGACGGATAACAATTCCAACAACACTATTGGTAGGCGATGAACAACCACCACTTCCACTCGATCCGGACCAACCAAGTTTTGACGATTTGGAAGATAACGAAGAAGAATAAAAACCCCTGCCTGGTAGAAATGCCAGGCTTTACTATTTTCTATTGACAATTTTTTTCCTTCGTCCGAACTGTTGATATATGGCTTCCCCAACCGCAACTTACAATTTCCCGACTCAGGTAAGAGGTGATAGTTTTAGACCAAAATCTTTCACTTTTGTTGAAAATGCGAATCCAATGGATCTTGACGGTGCTCAAATCAGAATGTTCTGGAGATTGAACGGAGTCATAAAGAAAACATTTGTCAACGGTGATGGAATAACAGTTACACTGCCTAATCAATTAGCGATTGATACCTTTGAAATGGATATTCCATATGGAACTTATAAATATGATCTTGAGATAACACGACCGCTACAAGGTCGATTTACCTATTTGAGCGGGGAAATAAAACTCCTAGAGGATATAACAACTTGAATGATATTTCCATCACTGTCTCAGACTCAACAAATCTCGTAGACATTCAGCTAGTTGAGACGACAAATAATGTCGAAATAGCAATCACAGAAGTTTCTGAACCGATCGAAATCCAAGTTGAAACGGTTGGAATACCTGGACCACCAGGGGCAGAAGTTGAATTCCAAAATAATGGAACATACATTCAATGGAGGTATGTTGGTGACGCAACTTGGATAAACTTAGTTGCATTAGTTGACATCAAGGGTGACCAAGGAATTCAGGGTGTCCAAGGAATCCAGGGCATAGCTGGGGACAACGGCAGAAATCCAGAATTCCAAAATAACGGAACTTATATTCAATATAGATTGATAGGTGATTCAACTTGGATCAATTTAGTCCCCTTAACAGATATTAAGGGGGATCAGGGAATTCAAGGATTGCAGGGAGTACAAGGTATCCAAGGAATTCAAGGAATAGCTGGCGTTAAAGGTGATACTGGCGACCAAGGCATTCAGGGAATACAGGGCGTTAAAGGTGACACTGGATTAACAGGTGCTCAAGGAATCCAAGGGGTACAAGGTGTTAAGGGAGATACTGGAGACACTGGATTAACAGGAGCTAAGGGAGACCAAGGTGACCAAGGCATTCAGGGAATACAAGGTATTCAAGGAATTCAGGGGATTCAAGGCATCCCAGGGGTTGGGATAACCGCTGGAGAAATTGAAATTGATTTTGGATCTACCCCAACAAATGAAGCAAGTATTAGTGTAACTGGTCTTGCTGATATACTAACAACTTCGAGCGTTGAAGCATATATCCAAGGACGATCAACCAGCAATAATACAGCTTCAGACCATGAGTTTGCATCTATAGGAATTAGGTTATCAGTGAGCGAACCAACTGCAGGCGTTGGGTTTACTATCAAGGCATTTTGTTTAATTGGTTTTGTAACAGGAAAATTTAAAATTAACTGGAGATATACAGTATGAGTTGGTTTCAAAAAATATTAGGATTTACATCGGGTAACGGTGTTGAAGTGAACGCAACTAACGAAATGTTAGTGATAAATAACAAGACAAGATCGGACATCACAGCATTTTACGAAAATGATCCTGGAGATAAAACGGGATCAAGATATTTAAAAAGCCCAGAGGTTTCACCTGACTTTCGTTTGCGTGCTGGTCTTGATACGATGTTATTTTCGGACACTTTTAATGCAATTGCACAGAACACAGGGTTATGGAAGCATTCATTTACTACAATGACTATGACTCAATCAGCTGGGTTTTTGAATGTGAATGCGGCTGGAACTTCTACTGTATCAGGTAATTATGCTTATCTTCAAACATGGCGTTATTTTCCGTTAATCGGGACAGCTCCTTTATCCGTTGAACTAACAGGACAATTTACAACGCATCCTGTATCTAATGAGGTATTTATTGCTGGGTTAGGCGTTGCAGTTGCGGCAGCTGAACCAGTTGACGGGTGTTGGTTTGAGATGACCACTGCTGGACTGTATGGAGTCTTAAGATACAATTCTGGGACTACGGTTAAAAAATTGTTGGTTGCAGATATTGGGACTTTACCAACTGACACAAATTCAAAATATGTTATGGTTGTATCAGAGCGTGAGATTGAATGGTGGATTGATGATGTGCTATATGGAGAATCAGAAATTCCTAATGCCAACGGTCAACCGTTTATGACAACAGCCTTGCCAGTGTTTATACAAAAATACAATTCGGGAACAGTCGGATCAACTCCTAACACGATTTATAAGATTGGAGATTTAGCAGTTACATTGATGGATTTGAATGCTAACCAAACATGGGCTAATCAAATGGCTTCATCTGGATTGGGAATGCAAGGATTAAGCGGTGGAACTATGGGCAATCCTATGGTTCAATGGGTTAATACAACTCTCCCAACAGCCGCCGCCGCAACTAACACGACCGCTGCATTAGGTGCATTTTTGGGAGGTCTGTTCCAAATGAACGCACCTGCCACAGGAGCTACTGACTTAATAGTTGCTAGTTGGCAAAATCCTATCGGCAGTGTAAACCAAACCCCTAGAACGATTAAACTAAGAGGGATTAAGGTAGATTGTGCAAATGCTGGAGCTGCGGTGGCAACTACTGCGACAACTTTTGCCGTAGCCGTTGCTTGGGGTGCTCAACAGGCTAACATTGCTGCATCATTAGCAGGGACAGAATCAGGTTCATTTGTAAATAATACAACTAAGATTCGCAAGATTCAACCGATTGGAATTATAGGTTTCCCTGTTGGGTCTGCTATAGGTGCGGTTGCAACTCCTATCCAGTTTGATTTTGAGGCTCCTATCGTTGTGAATCCAGGTGAATTTTTACAAATTGTTGTTAAGCCTTTGATCGGAACTGCGACCGCTTCCGAAGTTTTTCAGTGGGTAATTTCTCCTAACCTTTATCACGAATGAAACTTGCAGAAAGAATAAATACGATCCTTTGTGAACCAGATTCAAATTTTGACTATCAATATAATGATGGTCAAACATTCTCATTTGTTTGGCGAGATGATAAAAGCTATCTGGATTATGCTATTTATAAGGGTCAACTTTTGAGGCCAGATATTCATTCTCAAAATTCTTGCTTTGCTCGTGGTACGATTTATAAAAATGGAATTTTACCAGTTGAAGAATATGAGATGGGAGACCAAATCCTAACACACAAACAAATCCAAGTTGCTAGAGATTTTTTGCTTCAGTATGTTTCCAAACACTTCGGATTTAAGTTGACAAGTATGTTTATCAATCCTCAATAGGATATGGAATCATTTTTAACTCCATTTTTGTGATTCACGAAATTTGCCCATTCAACGAGTATTCAGAATGGGCAAAGAGTAGTTTACATTTCTATCAGGAGTTAGAAGATTGATCCAAAAAACGGAGAAAGAAAATGGTATTAAGTCAATCAAAAATCGATAGAAAAACAACTCGGCTCAGTGGTTCAAACGATAAAAAGAAAGAATTCCAAAATTACAGAAAAAGAAAATCAGCTAAAAAGTTATGGGAGCTAAGGGTAAATCAAAGAATTACAAGAGGCTCATTTTCTGAAATGATGCGTCTTCTTTTGGTAAGGTTGCCAAGATGAAATCCAAGTTAGTCCCAATCAAATCTATCAAAACGAACCCTAAAAATCCCAGGGTGATCCGAGATGAAAAATTCCAGAAACTTGTAAAATCGATTCAAGAGTTTCCGAAAATGTTAGACCTCCGCCCAATCGTGGTCAACAAATCCATGATGGTGCTAGGCGGAAATCAACGGCTCAAGGCATGCATTGAAGCTGGGTTGAAAGAAGTTCCAATCCTAATTGCCGATGAATTAACAAAAGCCGAGCAAGAAAGATTTATTATCACTGACAATGTGAATTTTGGGGACTGGGATTTTTCTGATTTAAACGCAAATTGGAATCTAGAGAGCTTGGAAAATTGGGGTTTGGATATTGATTTTGGCTTGGAACCTGAGCCATCACAAGATGAATTGATTGGCATTGAGAAAAATAAGCCTGCAACCATGAAAATAACTTTTCCAAGTGATGGTGATCTTTCAATATGTCAGCCTCAAATTGAAAAACTTTTAAAGAAAATCTGTCCGAAATCATTTTATTCAGTTAGTTCTGGAGAAATATGAGATTGGAAATTGCATCTACCAAAGCAGTTAGATATGCTTTACTAAATTTCCACTACGCTAAAACAATTCCTTCAGTGCAGTCATCATTTTCTATATTCAACCAAAAAAATGAATGGTGTGGTGTAATTTGTTATTCAATAGGTGCGAATAAATCAATAGGAACCTTTGCAAATTTAAGACAGGGAGAAGTGTGTGAACTTGTTAGAGTTGCTTTAAATGGGAAGCAAGAATCAACTAGCCAAGCACTTTCTATTTCTTTGAGGCTTTTGTCAAAGAAGAACCCATTGATTAAATTAGTAGTATCCTATGCGGATTCTGAACAGGGGCATTTAGGGATAATTTATCAAGCAACTAATTGGTATTATTTATGTACATCTAGGCACGTTCATCATGTAAATATTAGGACTGGAAAAAGAATGCACAATCGTGTTTATTCAGAGTTACCAAAGGATAAAAAAAAGGATTATAAAAATACAGATGTATATGACAAATATAAATATGCCTACCCCTTAACAAATGAAATGAGAGAACTATGTGAAAAATTAAAGAAACCTTATCCAAAACGCGTTCAAAACATTGATAGTGATGTAATTTCCAACCAGAAAAAAAAGGCAGTGCAAGTCTGACCTGAACGCACCATGGAAAAAAAACAGCCAAAAAACAGCCAAAAAATAGCAAAACCTAATCCGATCCCAGGGAATAAACCTTTCAAAAAAGGTGATCCATCTCCTAACCCAAACGGTCGCCCTAAAGGTTCTCGCAATCGATCAACTGTAATCCGAGAATTCCTTGAAGCTACAATGACTGAAAAAAACCCTATCACTGGTAAGACTGAAAAACTTTCCGTCGAGCAGTTGATGGCTTTGTCGATGATTAAGCAGGTTTTGAGCAAAGGAAACGTCCATGCTTGGAATTCAATCAAAGATGATGCTTATGGGAAGGCAAAAGAATCAGTTGAAATGTCAGGTGATATTTTAAACATCCTAACACCTCCAACTATGTCCTTTGAAGAATGGGAACAGAAAACTCAACCAAAGAAATAATTCCCTCCTACAAACAGGGATTGTTTCTATCTTGTCCAGCGAATGAGATTCTTTTTGGAGGAGCCAGAGGACCAGGTAAGACAGCAGGTTTAGTATTCGATTACATCAAACAATTCCTGCATATCCACGGACTTTGCAAGGGGGTCATTTTCCGTAGAACATTTTCAGAATTAGAAGACATAATAGAAAAATGCGATGAATTTCTAAAACCTTTAGGATTTGTCTTGAATAAAGGCGACTATGTTTATCGGCATAAAAGCAGAGCTACTCTAAAACTGCGTTACATGAATTCAGTTTCGGATTCTAACAATTACCAGGGGCATGAATACACTTGGGTAGGGTTTGACGAAGTTGGAAATCTTAAATCTCTGGAAGGGATTGAAAGAATAAAAGCAACTATCCGAAATTCTCCTCTCCCTCCAAGACTTGTAATGTCTGCCAACCCAGGCGGTCGAGCACACAAAATTCTAAAAGATCGATTCATGAATGTCCCACCGATGCAAATTCAAACTAATGAGGGTTGGACCTATTGCTACATTCCTGCTGTGTTTTCGGATAATACCTATTTGATGGCTAAAGATCCAGAATATTTAAACCGAGCCACGACAGGTTTGCCAAGTTATTTAAAAAAGGCATGGCGTGAGGGTGATTGGGATATATCATTCGAAGCGGGAATGTATTTTGCTCGAGAAGATTTTCAGGGAAAAATAGTTTCTCATATTCCAGGAATCGTTAAAGAAATTCGGGTTTGGGATAGAGCAGCAACCGAGCCAAGTGACAAAAACCAAGATCCTGATTGGACGGCAGGCGTAAAAATCGGGGTATCTGCAAAAGGTGATTTTTATATTCTCGATGTTTTGCGATTCAGGAAAAGAGGTGGTGATACTGAGGACATTATCAAATTGACCGCTCAAACAGATGGGAGACGGTGCGAGGTTGGAATAGTACAAGACCCAGGACAAGCAGGCAAAGACCAAGCTGATGCAATGGTAAAGAAATTGCCTGGCTACATAACTAGAGTTTTCCGAGAATCAGGGAAGAAATACACTAGATGGGAACCGCTTTCCGCAGCTTTGCAAAACGGGATCATCTACCTAAAAGAGGCTCATTGGAATTCTGACTTTATCGAAGAGCTTGTTTTTCTCACGCAAGACGATAATGATTATGACCATGACGACCAAGCAGATGCCGCATCACTCGCATTCTCAGCCTTAGCCAAAAAACCCCTTGACATAAATTTAGATTCGTTAGGAAAGTTATATTGAGGAAACCCATTGAATA